CCCCATACCAAAGTTAAAAGAAACCCTATGGTAACTAACCTACGTCTCATTTTTTATTAACCTCTCTGTAATCGAGTTGAGCAGCAATAGCCATTCCTACTGTATAAAGAGCATAACCACCACCAAATATAATAAAGAGTTCAATCATTTTTTAAAAACTCCTAGTTTTGCTAAAACGTAAACTCCTAAAATTGTCCAGAAAACTACTTCTAATCCAACATTATTCATAATAGTTATTCTCCTAACGTATGTATAACGGGTTTTTCTGTCTTCAGTATATTATACAACTCCATGTTCTCAGCTGTGGATACTGGATAAAACTCAGCAGAAGGATCAAACCCATCGTATCTCTTTGCCTGATTAATTACTATAGATCCATTCTCTCCTGATGTAGACCTATGAAATGTACCACGAGGTATTACCAATGCTCCACTATGTACATTGAGGTGTACAATATGATATGGATATTTCCAATCTCTATTAACTAATTCAAAAGTTCTCTCACCCGATATTACTCTATTGCAATCGTCTTGGAAACTATGAATGTAAAACTGTTTACCTCCTACACAATCAGGTGGAGGTGATACGGCAGGACCTGAGTGTACCACAAGGTCACTAGCATTTGATTCTTCTACAGATATATCATAGAAGATAACATCATCAGTTTCACGAAACACACGGTGTCTCTTGAAATTTATATCACCCATTATGAATCAAAATACTTTTGTAAAACTGAAATACGTTCTTCTTCTTTAGCAATTAAATCAGCCTGATCAATAATTGCAGCAAGAACATCAGGATGCTCTCCAATACCTACAGGGTTTTTTAAATAGATCTCGATATTGAGTCTTGCTTTTTCAATGTTGCCTTCAGAACTTGCCTTAAGGGCTTTTAAAATTTCGTTTCTCATAGTATTTAATTATTAATCGAAGTCTATACCAACTTCGTCTTGTACATCCCTATCTAAATCAGGGAGATGTGGTTCTACCCAGTGTTCTTTATTATCAATACCTGCGGCATTAACATATCTCATGATGTGTTGATCAATCTGTTTATAGAGATCATGGAGGTTTAGATCCATTCTAACATCATGAGCAATTTCTGATACCTGTTGTTCTGTAAGACAGTGATCAGGATGCAGTAAATCACAACAAGGTATTCTTTTTTCAATCAACTCATTTATGTTGATATTGATTTCGTAGTCTTGATGTACAGTCATTTTCTTACTATTAAAGTATCGTCTTCGTCATCATCGTCTTCAGCTTTGAAAACTAATAACTCAGTTCCGTTTTCAACCTCAGACATCTCTGGGTGTACGGTTCTTTTGATTGGTTTGTTCATCGTCTCAAATGTGTAAGTCATAGACTTCCACATAAAAGCAAAAGCAGCACCTGCAGTCAAAGCAAATCCAATACCAAATATGAATATCGTCATGTCGTTCATTTTAGCAACTCGATAGCATTTAGGAGTTCTTGTGAATGATGTAACTCATCGTCTTTGATCTCCTGTATTCTAGCATCTTCTGGATGAGACTGCAAATATTTGTCATATGTTTCTGCTGCATGACATTCTACTTCATATGAGAGATGGTATGCAGAGCGAGGAGCAATCCAGTAGTATGCTACATTGACCCAGTAATATAAAAGAACAAGATGTCTTGCTAAAAAACGATCTACCCAATAGGCATTACCGCCTTTACTCTCCATGTATTCTAGATGTTCTGTTTCATTTACTGATTGATCGAAATGCTCTTTCATTAAGTAAAGGTGCTCAGGACCTCGTAGTCCCATGCTCTCACGTAAATGAAGGACACTCAAAAAAGCAAAATAGGGTGCTCGAGCAATTTCCTCTAACACCCAAAATCTTTGAAAGTCTCTTCCTTTATATAGAAAGTCAATGATAGCAACCGTTATGTTTAACGTGATTTCATTGAATCTAATCATCTTAATGCATTAACTTTTTCTACTATCTTATCTATAATGTCTATATCAATTCCCATGAATGGTGGTATTACACCAAGCAAACGTAGTGTTCCATCTAGGAATAATGCTAGACAAGTAAATCCTAATATCATACTAATAACAGTAGCATCTCTATTGTGCTTCTTCATTGACTCCTCATCAATGCGTCTTGCTTCTTCTAGAGTTTCTTGAAGTAATTTTTCTACTTCTTTTTTAGTATAGAAACTACCTACTCCTGGAACTTTCAAGAAAGGTTTTAAATTTATTTCTGGTTTTATGTCTGATAGTGGAAGGTTACTAATCATCGTGATCATCCCATGGGTCTGTTAAATTTTTATTCGCGAAGAATCCTTTGTAAATTCCAAACGATGCTAATAATACAGTGATAACTGCTATTGAAATTCCTAAGGTAAAATTAGGATCGGCATTGTAATGTGGAATTATTGCGTTGCACTTAGTCCAAGTCCCAGGTAGGGTATAGACTGGTGGGCAACTTGCTAGAATCATCATTAGATAAGTTTTGATCATGGTAAGTTATCAGTTTATGAATCAAATCATCATACTGTTCCCACATCCATTCACTACCTGTTTGGTCTTGGTAAGTCCTACAAGCAGTTATTAGACGTAGTATATCATTAGTGTTAAGACGCATTCAATTCAAAACTTTCTTTAATTATAGTAAACCGTACACAAATTGTCAAATAGGTCAGCAATTCCAAGCACGAAGCGACTTATTAATTCTTGAATCTGGATCGCTTGCGGTCTTTTTAGAAGTTAATTTCTTTTTCATACCCTTCATTCTCGCACAAAAGCTCGCTCTACGAGGGTTCCCAACTTTTTTTGAAGGTGCCTTAAGGTCGCTTCCTGGATTTTCTCTCTCGTAGCTTTTACGTCCTTTTTCATTTAAACCCCCAGACTTATTTTTACCTGCTTTTTTAGTCCATGCAGCTTCAGTTAGGTTTTTAATATCTGAGTATGACTTCATGAGAACAGAGTATTTTAGTTATTTATCATTTAACTTACTTGCATTTCTATCAAAACCTCCATGCATGTTCTCCCATTCTTTATAAGGAGACTTATGTAAATTCATTGCTGCACATACACGTCTACCTTCTGTTGGTTTGACTCGGTGTTCTAAAATACCAGGGAACATTACAAGCATTCCTTCCTTTGGATGTAGATCTAGTCTATCTTCAAAACATAGAGGTGATGCATTTTTCTCGACTTCTATGTAATAGACTGCTGCCCAGTCTGCTGGATAGTGCCCATGTTTTCTAGCATGATTTCCTTTACTGTATTCTGCAATCCAAAAGTTATCAACCAGAAATGGAATTTGTAAATCATTCTGGTAGTAACTAGATAATTTTTTTGCTACATCTAAAGAATAATTAAGAAGTTCACTTACAATAGGTTCTGGACATTCTACATGCATATCAAAACTACTTCTCCAATCTGTTTTTAGATTAGACATTTTAGTTCCAAGATACTTATGTCTATGTCTTTCAATATATTCTTTTAGTTCTTGATTAATTCTTTCAAAATCAGGAACTGTAACTGTGAATACAGGACAAGGTTTATCTACTTTTTGAATTTTTATTGGTTGTTTTCCTGGATTATCCAGACTGCGACTCACGTTTCTAATATAAGATGGTCCGTTCACCGTTTACCTCCACCCATTTCTTTGAGCATTTTTTGTAGTTCAGTTGTGCTACCAACAAACATCGCATTGTTAGTAACATTTTTAGGACCTTTTGCTTCTTCATCAAGGTCTTTCATCTTCTTGTGAAGATCTTGTAATTTCTCAGTCATGTCTGCGACATGCTTCATTGCCGCTACAGCAACTTCATATGCCCTAGGGTGCCCACTTTCCTGTGCTACCTCTAATGCTCCTTGTACTGCCTCCTGACCTTGTTCTATCAAAGAGTACAATTCTCCACGAGTATATTCATAATCTTTTACTTGATCATCTTTATCACCTTTAGGTAAACTAGGTTTACTAGGTTTGATCTCTGTAGACTCAACTTCAATGTCGAGCATATCCTCCATGTTTTCTTCTAGACTACTCATAAGATATCAAATCCACTATTGAACCCGAAGTCATCATCAGGTGTTACTAGTATATCATCATTAGCATCAACTTGTCCATCTTGGTTCTTATCTGTTTTTGCTTTTGGAGAGTATGTTAGTTGTGCAGCTCTGCGACCAACTGCCTGATCTCCAATAGTCTCGATGACTTTAGCAGTCCTGATAATATCTGCCTTACTGTAAGGACCATATAGATATGTCTTCGCAGAGAATTGTAATGTATAAACTACAAGTCTTCTGTTTAAGAAACTCTCATCCCACTCATCTTCTAGATTTATAGAGTTGAGTGTAATAGCAACATCTCTTTTCTCATCCATATCTGGAATCATCTTTAGTGTAATATTAAAAGATGGTTGAAAGAAAGGAAGGATTTGTTCTAAAATTTGTAAACCTGTGTCTTGATCTTTTGATAGAATACCTAACTCAAAGTTTACTGTATATGGTACGGGAAGGTATTGTACTCTTACTTCACTACCACTGTCTGCAACAACGTTTTTGTATTTTTGGACAGGACTTGTTTTTCTAGTAGAATCATATGAGATACCAGTCATCTCAAAATACATTCTAGGCATTGTGATTGCTACCTTCTGTGTGGAAGGGTTCTCAAACAATCTGTATAAAAACTTTTGCTTTGGTCCATACGCCAGAGCTACCTTTTCCGTTTCAATAACCTGACCTGTCTCTGGATCTCTTGTCTTTACATCAATATTATTGAAGAGTGTTCCAAAACCGATTACTGTTCTTCGGATGGTTTCGTTATAAAAATGTGATCCTAACATCAGAAACTACCTGTAAAATTACCAAACTCACCAAAAGGATTACCTTCAGAGAAATCAATTATATCATCTGCTCCGTCTTCAATTGCTTTATTAGCATCATACTCAGAGTTAGAGTTATCTATTGAACTGAACGATCCTAATGTATATAGCGCACCAGAAACAGTACCGTTTATAAGGTCACCATCACGAAAATCTCCAGACTTATTCATCAACTCTAAAGTTAAATTACTACCATTCCATCCACCAACTTCACCAATACTATCTGTAGCAAGGTCATACATCCTTGCTCTTTGTCCACTAGTATCTGTATTTGTGTATGCATTAATACAATATCTGTTATTAGCAGCATCGTAATAGAAATGACCTTTAGTTGTAGTTGCAGTCGTTCCATTATATGTGTAACGATACCTTAGTCTTTCATCTTCAAAATACCAATAGAAATACTTGACTAAAGTTGTAGTTGCAAATACAGGATCAAATGATCCACTGTGATCCACATAGATTTTACCTGTTCCATCAGAGGTCCAAGATCTATTACCACCTTGATCATTATAGTTTCCTGCTACAACATGCTCTCTCGCAACAAAATCTTTAGCAGTTTGTGGACCATCTATTGTAACTGTAGGTGCAGTTGTATATCCACTACCAGCATTTGTAATAGTAATAGCATTTACAACACCATTGTAGATGGTTGCTGTAGCAGTTGCGGGTATATCTCCTCCAGCAACGTCGGGTGGTTGTGATATTGTTATATTAGGAGCAGTCATGTAACCAGAACCACCAGCACCTATAACAATATTATTTACTGAACCTTGATCAATTGTACTAGTAGCAGTAGCAGTTGATTGTAAATTGCTGAGATTCAATGTAGTCATTACAGAGTGATCTAATTCAATAGCGTCAATCTCTGCAATACCAGTATCAAACTCATCATCACCCTGCTCGTATATCTCAGCAGTGAGTGTATAGAAGTAAAGATCTCCTAATGGATAGAATGGTACCTCTCTTTCTACAAACTTAATTTCATATGCGTTACCAGTCAGAGGATAGTAAATTAAATCTCCTTCATTAGGTCTCTGTGAGATAGTAAGATTTAAAGCAGGAACTAAAGACTGCTCCCATCTCCTTCTAGACATGACGAATTGAATCTCATCACTAATTCTTACACCAAACTTACTAACAAAATCTACAGGAGATCCAAATCCCTCAACGTTGATTAGTAACATTTCAATCATATAAGATTGATTGAACTCTGAGTAAATGACTTCACCCAAAGTCTTATCCCTCAGCATAGTTCTAGGGACATAAAAACAATCAGTACCAAACAATTTGATTTGTTCGTCAACCAAATCTTGTACTAGATTCTGTTCGGTAGTCTTACCACCGTGCTGAGGAAAGTAAACTTTTTTCATCCGATCATATCAAGTGGTGGTAGTTCGTATGTGCTGATGGAATCTTCCATGAGTGCTGCAATCTCACCTAAAGCATCTTCATATAATTGTCTTCCGTTCATTGATACACCACCTGGAAGTGTTACACCATTGAACTTAATTAGGTTCTGTCCCCAAGATCTCTTCATAAGGGCAGTAGCATATTTTTTAACAAACAAATCATTAAAGACTTCTGTAAATGTAGATGGATCTAGAGCTCTGTAACATTCTATAAGTAACCATTGATCTTTAGTTACTCTATTTGGATCAATATCAATATACAAACGATCTTGTCTAGTGTTGAATCTGAATTGAACTAGAGAACCCGTATTGATAATCATATCAATAGTTTCAAAGTGTTGCTTTACCATGTAGTAGTTGACCATATCAACACCACCAAAAGCAAGACCTGTTCCTGATGTATATGAGAACAAGTCCATCAAATAGTATTGGTTGTTAAGACCGAAAAGACTGTTCCTTACAAAGTTAGAACTAATACCATATACTTTAGAGATACCAAATACATGTTCTGGAATCTCTAAGTAGTTCTTTCTATTCTCCCAAGTTGCTGCATCTGGAGCAGCAGTAGTAACAGTTTCGTTTGCTGTTGTAAACCTTGTTACATCGTCATCAGTAAACTCGTGCTTGAGATACATTTTCTCAGCACCATTAAAATGTCTTTCTCTAAAATACTGTAGTGCGTCATCAATTGCGTCATCAATCTGATCATCATCTAAATTGATTTCAAGCACGGGAGCACCCAACTGTCTCAGACAGTAGTCTCTCAGTTCTTGTCTGCTTGCTGGTTGCGCCACAAAAAATACCCCATATTCTCCTAGAGGTATTTAGGTTATTTCTTTTCTTCTACCTTAATTTCGTGTAGAAACCAGTGTCTTGCTGCAGCAAGAGTATCAAATATTCTCTTATGTCCACCAAATTCACAGTACCAAGTGATACCTCCTCCTGGTCCTTCTGGAATTTTATCCATTAGAAGTTGGTTATCAGATAAATTATGCATTGCCTCTAACTCACCTTCGGAATCCGCTGTAAGCATTGCATCAATTACCATGTGGTATTTCATAGGATCCCACTTCTCTTCGATCTCTCGTACAACGTCATACAAAGGTAGTTCGTCTAAAGACTTACCATACCCCGTTCTATCAATTTCTACAACTTCTGCATCTCCCCAGTCTCCACCTCCACGACGAAGTTCTTCTAGTTCATCGCCTACAGCAAAGCGATGTTCCATTCCCTCAGGGAGGTTTTCCGTAATTTCACCCATTTTGTGTTACAATAAATAAGGACAGTATAACATTATTTATCCTATTGCGAGTTGATGAGTTATGCTGTATAATGTCTGTATTACCGAAGAGGAATAATGAGCGTCAAAGCATTAATAATTGAAGGTGGTGAAACTGTCATCGCTGAAGTACAAGAAGTACACGATAAACAAAAACAAGAATTTTTAGGTTATAGGGTAAAAGACCCATACGTTGCTAACCTTGTATGGGAACCTGCTGAGAATGATCCTGAAGTAGATGGAGCAGTGGGTAATGCTAAACAAGGAAGAGTTGACTTTAATTATTGGGCACCTCTTTCTGATAGCAGAGAATTTGATTTTGTAAAAGAATATGTTCGTGTTATCTATGAACCAAGTCCTTCTACTCTAGAACTATACTTCTCAGTTCTTGCACATCATCAAGAAAATTTTACAAAAGAAATTACACCTGATCTTTCTAAGACTATTGTTACAATGCCTAATGAAGCTGGTCCAGATGGAGCAGCAATTGCTAACGATTCTGCTGACCCTAATGCATTTGATTCATAATGAGTGATTTAATTATTAATCGGGGTCTTCGTGATAAGATCCTGCAACCAGACTGGGAACATATTCTAGGAAGTATTGTTTCTACAGCAGACATTGAAGATTATGGTGACTATGCAGTCATTGATAATTTTATAGAAAAGGTTGACGAACTAGCAGAAGTAATGGAAAGTTACCCTGCAGACGCTAGAGAAAAACTTGTAGAAGCATCACATAAAGAATTTGGTGAGTTTCTTCAAGGATTTAAAATGCCTGGTATCACTCAGTTGTTACCAACACATTATTTTACTCCACTACTGTTTGCATGTTATAAATCATTCATTGAATGTGAATTTATTCCACATGATTTAGATGCTAACATTTCTGAACAAGGAAAAATTGATTTTTTACGAAGACTTCCAAACCTTTGTTCAGTGCAAGGTAGAGTTTTTCATGATAGTATGATTGTAAGTAAGAATGCAAATTTACCTAACCTAGGTAACTTTGATTTTCATGCTACTCTTATTCTCAATGATCCACCTGAGGGATGTGGTGTTTCTCTTTGGGATATTGATTGGGAAGGACAAAGATTTGCTAGTGTTGAAGACCTTTTAGATATAGAAGATCAACAAATAAAATCTGATGTTAGTCAATGGTTAAACGAAAATGCCGTATGTACAAAAGAAACAGTAGCTTACGAACACTTTGATGGTAATGAACATTTTGATAGATCTAGATTTATTGAAGCAAAGAAAAATAGATTGATTCTTCATAAAGGAACAATCTTTGTAAACCACGAGTATAAAGGTGGTGGTGATTTCTACTTTTTAAATGTTCTTATGAATACTCCACCAAAACCAAAAGAGTTAGATGGTAATGAAATTGGAGACAATAATGGAGAGAACTTTTAATATTCCAAAACTTGAACTAGAAAATTTCTCTACATATTCAACCAAAGAATTGATGGCGATCACAGAGATGAACAAAATCGAGGATATGGAAATTGATATCAGTACTGTAGAGGGTCTCAAAAATATGAAAGTTAATAACATCATGAAGAGACCTCTTGAACTAAGTGATTTCATGCGTAATTTTCCTGCAGAAAATAAAGAGAAAAGTTCAATGGAAGAGTTATCTTTCAGTGGTAGTAAGTCTCCTGGATTGCAGCAACCAATAGAAAGAGCTTTCATGACTTTCTTGGGGTACCAACTCTGGCATCTCTGTAAACAAATGAGATTTCTTAAGTATAGAGAAAAAGATATTAGTTGGAAATATTATTCCAATTTTTATTATAAAGGAATGCGTTCTTTCAATAAAAATTTTCTACCACATGTAGATCCATTTTCATATGCTGCTAATATTTTTCTAACCGAATCTGAACAGCATGGAACTTCTTTCTTTAAATATACTGATAAAGAAACTGGTAAAGATTTTTATTCGATGTCTGATATCATGTCTGCTGGAGATAAATTTAGAACTGCATATACTGATGGACTAGTAGAAAATTATCAATATGAAATATCAGATCCTGATGAGGCAGATAAAGTTATTGGAATGATGACTCCTAAAAATGGTGATGACGAATGGACTCATTTTGAAGGAGATCACTTTTATAAAAGATATTATTTTATGCCTTCTACTTTTAACTCTATGTCCATGTATAGAGGAAATAGATGGCATAGTGCTACGTTCGATGCTAAGAATACAAAATGTGGTAGATATTCTCTAGTTGCTTGCATCTTATGAAAAAGATGGTTTGGGATAGGTCTGAGATTAAGACCTTTGAAAATGTTTTTCCTCGAGAAGACTTCATGGAATTAACAGATTACATGAGGTATCCAAATTGGTCATATGGTAACATCTCAAATCCTAATGCACCATCTACTCCATTCTTTCATAACGATCTTATGGAAGAACCATTTTTCACAGAACATCTATTTAAAAGAGTGTGTGTTTTGACTGGTAGGTTTTGGGTATTAGATAGATGTTATGCTAATGGTCATGTGTTTGGAACTCAAGGTGCTGCTCACCAAGATGACTCTTCTGGTGATGGATATACATTTTTAGTTTATTCTAATTTTGTAAATAGTGAGGTTAAAAAATGGAAACCTGAATGGGGAGGTAAAACTATTTTTTATCTAACTAAAACCGAGCACATGTGGGTGTTACCCAAACCAAATACTGCTACATATTTTCCTGGTGATATATTTCACCATGCAGAATCTACTACCAGACACTTTGAAGGATTTCGGATATCTGTAGCATGGAAATTAAAGGCAAAATAAAAGGGGTCTTGCGACCCCCTTTTTTGTTTAAACGATTCCGTCTGTTATAACGTTATCCGTATCTAGATAGAAACCTTCCAGTGCAACTTTTTTATATTTTGCTGAAGGGCAATTAGCATTCCAAAGATCAGTAATTGCTTGAATTACCTCATGTTTTAGAATTTCTTTTCCTCCATGACCAGGAGCAATACCCGCCATATCAAAAGTCATTCCACCCTCGTCTCTTAAAAGAGCGTTGTATGCTGCGTCTGCAGAAGACAACATCATAAAATTTGCCTTAATTTCTTCATCAGTTGCGCCATCTGGTTCAAAATCCCAGTCAGCACCTAGTTTAGCAGTAACTGCTTCCAATCTGGATTTCATTTCTGCTCTTGAATTAGGATTTGTAGATAGGGTATATCCTACATTAAATCCTTTTTGTCTGTTTTCTAATTCAGCCATTGTTTTTTACCTATATGTTAAAGATGATTATGCCTGAGATTCAGACCATGTAATACGTGCTGAGATCTGATAAGGTGTGGAGTTAGAAACACCACCAGAGTCAACGATGTTAGCGACCACGGTTAAGAGGTCAGGTCCGTTAGGATATATTCCGTCTCCTCCAAGAATTGAGTTACCTAGAGCACTAATTCTAGATAAGTCGAAGGTAGTAGCAGAAGTCTCACCATTACCAGCACCAGATGCACGGAAGGAAAGGATCACTGATCCTCCAGAAACCGTATCGTCTGAGGCGTGTTTAACAAGTTGACATAGTGAAGGATCGTCCACGTTCTCAAATGTATCAGTTGAAAGTGATGGGTTAATGATCAGAGAAATCTCTGTTTCATGTGTAGTTAGAATACCAACTGAGTCGAGTGCAAGTTGCATTCGGTTGATAATCTCTCTTTCTCCTAGAGCACCAGTAATAGATGAGTCTACTGAAGGTGCAAGTCGGATTGATACAAGAGGAATATTCAATGGAATCAAGTTAACCACGTTAGTTGCAGGAGAACCTACACCAAATGCAGTTCCACTTGGTACCGCAGGATTTCCTAACTGAGAGTTAATTTGTGAGTAGTAATTCCTTGGGAAGGAACTTGTTGTTCCTTGTAAGTATTGAATATAAACATAATGAGTAGAACCAGAAGTATATGTTCTAGTATTAATCTGTCTACCATTCGAGAAGTAACCAGCAGCAACACTAGACTGGAATATGTTAGTGTTAACTGTTAATGCACTAGCATCACCTGATGGGAAAGGAATACGGATGTAGTAGTACCTTGTCCAATAAGATCTATAAGACTCAAGAATTGTACTGTTACCATTTGATGTAGCAGAAGTACCAGAACTGTTAGTAAACTTAAGTGAGTTACCTGACGCAGTGAATAGATACGCTTCGTCATCCTGGAACATACCATCCATAATAACTGAAGTACCCCAGTGGAACAGAGTTCCAACGTAAGTAGGTTTATCACCATTCTCAATTTCGTAACGTGCAGGTAGGTTACCTGAACGGAAGTAAGATTCAGTTAGTTTGTTGTTATGCTTAAACTCGTGGAAGTACTTAACATGTCCATGAGCATCCTTAAATCCGAAACGGATCTTACCAGCACCATACCAAGAGTAATCCATGTAAGCCATCTGGATCTTGGATAGATCTAGAATGTATGAAGACTTACCAACACCATCTGCCTTATCAATATTCCACTGAGTCTGTGGTACTTTCGTATCAATAGTCTTAGTTAGAATAACGTCAGCATTTGATACACCTCTATAAGAAGGTTGGATTGTAATTTGATTATCACTTGTAACCTTAACAACCTTGTAAGACATACCACGGATAACGATCTTATCTGATGGATCTAACTGTGATGTAAACATGGTATCTGTACCAGTCACAATGTGGGAGTCTCTAGTAACAGAAACTCTACCAGGAATCTGTAGAACAGAAGACCTTCTTACACAATTGATTGAGTCACCGTCGAACTCGTAGAAGAATCCGTTCTGATCATCAAACATACCACAACGAATATCGCAATCACTCCAAGAAAGAACTGCAAGTGTTGGGAATCCACCACCACTAGTAGCAGTTGGTTCATCTAACAATAGATAAGTGAATCTAAAGTCATCAACAATTGTTTCAACAGGACTTTCAATATTAAATTGATTAATATCGGTATTAATAACTTTAATTCTTAATGCAGTAGTCAACTGGTGAGGTTTGTTGCATCGTGCAGTAGCAGTGAATTTTCTAGCAAATTCAACTGTACCAGCAGTAAAGTCAGAAACTATTGGTTGTGTAAGTTCAAGTGTAGTTCCGTTAGTGATTGATCTAATTCTAGCCTCAGTATCGAAGCATCCTTGTGCGGTTGTAGTTCCTAGAACTCTTTGACCAGCAACAAGACCAGTAGTAGAAGCAACTGTTAGTGTTGTGCTATTAGCAGTACCAGAAACATTATTATCAACAACGTTAACACCAGTTGCAACGTAGTTAATATCTAGAATTGGAATCTGAGGAATGAAGTTAATAGCAAGTGAAGTCTGAATACCTTTACCTGACTGATAACGGAAGTACTTACGTGTCTGTCTAGAAATTCTAGAGTTAGGTGACTTAGAAGTACCGATTTCCATACCACCGTCAAATGGTCTGTGTAGGAAGAATCCATCAGGTCTTACGTAGATGTAAGAAGGAATTAGATAGTTTGTACCAGATTGTGAGAAACTGAATGCATTATCAACGAGTAATAGATCGTCGTCAGTGATAGCAGTAACTCTTCTTTCTTCAAGAACACCTGGACTACCAGCAGTTGTATTAACAACCTTGATAATATCACCGATCTTAAAGAATCTCTGGAACGCTGAGTTTGTACCAACAACCCTTCTAGAACCACTAGTAACTTCAATTGAACCAGTACCAGTAACTTCACCAGATAGGTTTCCAGAAATAAATTCATGAATACCAGATGATGTACTACTGAATGTTAACAAGTTAGTACCTGCTAATGCATCTGCTAGTGTAGGTGCAAGTTTAAAGTGATTGTTATCAACTAGAACTGCATAGTAATCAGTGTTATGAGATATTCCACCGATATCTGAATTACCTGCATTGTTGTAGATAATTCTAGTTCCAGTAGAGTAGAAGTGGTTGGTAATGTTAACAACATGATTCGTAGTGTCTATTGCAGCAGCAGAATCAAACTGTTTAACTGTTGGTGGAATTTTGAATGGAATTGTAACTTCAAGTTCAGTCTCAGAGATTGCTCTTGTAGTTGTATATGAACCATCAACAGTACCAAAGTCTGCAGTTGTGTTTTCAAAGGTTTGAATTCCAGAACCCTTAGAAGAGAATTGAATTTCAGTACCGTTAGATGCGTTTGAAGCACTTGATGCTAACTGGAATCTGTTACCATTAATAACGATAACGTAGTAAGAATTACCAGCAGTTAATCCACTTGGAACTGATCCAGTAGTAGTCAATCTCATCAATTCTCCATTAGAGAATAAGTTATCCTGAATGTAGAATGAATATGCAGTTGTGTTTGTAATAATACCAGTAAATGTAATGGTACCAGTTGCGTATCTCAATCTTACAGGAGAAGAACCTGTGCTTGTTTTAATTCTAAAACGGTTATTATCAATTCTATTAATGTAGAATGTACCAGAGTTATAGTTACTCTGATTCATGTATACATCATAGAAGTATCTGATAGTACCACCATTAGTAATGTTTAGAGATACTTGCTGGTTTTCAGGGAATCCATGACCTTCATAGTAGAAAGAATCATTAGTTGAAGTATTTCTCTTAACAAGTGCGATGTACTGGTTAGTGTAACCGTCTTCGTTGTAACCACCAAAGTAACGGTTTAGATATGCACCCCATCCTTCTTGATAGTACCAGAAGAACCAGTGGTTACCTCTAACTCTGATATAGTTTGCTTCAACATAGTCAGTATAGAAGTTATCTCTATAGTAGTAAGTATTACTGAGGTTATTTCCATAACCCTGAACAGTATATGCTCTACCCCACTCGTTACTTTCACCTTGGTCATTAATGTATCTGTTATTCTGGTCAGTTATAAAGTCATAGTTACCTTGATATCTTTCAGCAGTACCTAGAGGAAGTGTCTCGTGGTTATAACCATAAGTTCTTGGTTGAGTACCACGGTTGTTGTGGTATTCATTAATATGGAATTTAGTTGTGCTATTATCACCAACTTCAGGTCGTCTAGTGGTGAAGAATACAGTTCTATCCCATCCAGTTTGACCTAGACCGTAATTATTATATCTTGAGAAGTCATGACCAGATCTGGTTCCACCTTGATCCCAGTAGTAAGTATAGAAGTATGCGTACCAGTTATAGTATGCTTTATACTCTCTACGAATGTTATATACAAGACCAAAGTTATGATTACCAAAAGTCCAAGTACCATCATGAGGATAAGATCCTGAAGGATATGCATCACTTAAATTGATTAGGTTGTTAAGACGCTGAGATTGATGAAGTTTGATATTGTTATCATCAACTTTTTCAACATAGTAAACTTGCATTCTTTGCATACCACCCAAAGGTCTGTTACCTACGTTTGGATAGTAAAGTAATGCATAGTGATTTTCTAACTGGTGATTAGTTAACTTAATACTGTTATTACCATAGTCAACATCACTCTCACCAAATCTAAGAGTATATGTACACTCATAGTTAAAGGTGAAAGTTTGAGTTCTATCTACTTCTCTGTTAACAGTTATAGTTGAGTCTTCGTCAGCAAAAGGTCTTCCATCAGGTGCAGTTGCTGTAGGATCTGCAATCTCAAGAATCTTAGGAGAAACTGTGTTAACAAAATAGAAGTTTGTGTTGTCTGCAAAACCGTGCTCAGAAACAGTAGTTAGATAAACTTTAGAAGTTGTCTTAGTTGCGATTGTAAAATTAGCTCCCATTTCAGGGTGAGCAGTACAATAGTAACCTAAAGGAGAAGGAGTTGCTGCATCAACGTAAATTCTGGTGTATGCTCCTGCTGTACCTTGAGTACCGTGCTCATAAACAAATGTAGTATATGCAGTACCACCACCATGAGTACCATCAGTAGTTGTGGAAAACTTGAATGGGTGAGTTGCAGTGCTTGGATCTGATGTATCAAAAGTGTAGATAGATTTTCTAGAAAGTTCTAGAGTACTTTGCATTACACCATCAATGAAATATTTGTTTCCACCAGATGCAACACCATTACTTCCATCAAGAGTGTAAGTTGTGTTAGTACCTAGAGCTTCAATAACCTCTCCATTTTGGAATGCTCCAGTAGCGTTGTAAATATGGACATCTGCTCCATCAACTTTACCAATAGTACCAGAGGCATTACTAGTTTGACCACTTACAACTGCGCCAACGACATATTCATTAGTATCAACAGTAGTTGTAGCTGTAAGTTTAATAATTGCTTCTACAGTAACAGGTAGGTTATACAAGTCAGACACAATACCAATTGATTGGTCTAGTGAAATTTGTGAACCTTGGAAGAATTTACCTGGAATAATAGAGGTATATGTACCTTGTAAATCTCTAGTAGTAGGTTGATTTGATCTTGCTTTATATGTAAAAGTTGTAGTAGTAGGAACTGCCTGAATAATGTAAGTACCTTCTGCAGTAATTTCCGAAAGACCAGTAACAGTAATTGGAACACCACTTGTTAGACCGTGTTCAAAACTTGTTTCAACTGTAATAAGTTCTGAACCTGCAACTGCTGCTACTCTAGAAATAAAGGGGATAGTAGTATCAGAAGTAGATGCGTAGAACGAAGGGATGTTGTTAATTGTTTGAATAGTTTCCCATTTAGATGACTGAGGTCCGTACTCAAAGTCGGTATCAATTAAGTTTTCTGGGTTTGATACTCTGAATTTAGATACAGCGTCAACAAATGTTTCAGACGGTTCAAAATGTACAGCGTCTTCTTCTTCAAAAATTTGGAGCGAGTCTGTATCACTCATCGACGTAGTGTCGTGAGCAAGAGTTATAGTCGTCTCGTCTGCACTAGCATCATAACTAAACTCACCAGTTTTGGTGCTATCAGCAAAGTTATAGATGATAATGTTATCAGTAGTGTTAGTGATCATCAAAAGACGACGCTTATGATGATTACCTTTTATTTTGACCTTCTTTTCTGACGCATCAAATACGAAGTCAAAGAGCAACGATTTTGCCATTTTCTGTTATTCCCCTTGGATTTGTTTAAAGTAACGAAGTGTTGTTTTCAAGTCAGTGCTCGCATATAATATAAAATCTCTTGTAAAAAAGTTTTGGGTTCACCAACCCATTGCCGCCATCATTCCCATCGAAATGGTAATTTGATCGACAACGTAGTCTTGCCTTGCGTGAGGGATACCACCCGCAGTGTTTCCGTCGTGTAGTACCAGACTCATTGTGTCGGTGTCTACAGTTAGTTCCGCAAGGGCACCAGTAAATGTAGAGTGTTGTACCGTAGTACCTCGTCTCAACTGTACCTGTTTGGTCATGGGTATCCCCTTAGAATTTATGCTAGTTTTATTTATAAAAACAAAACATCTTTAAATGATAGTCACAAACGTGAATCCAGGTTCAAACTTACGGAATTCTTCATCAGCGGTACCATCGAGGTTAACAGTACCAGATCCAGTATGAGCTGCAATTGGTATGTATTTAACATCACCTGATTGCTCTTGCGTCTTCTCATCACCAGCAACAGGAGCAAGTCCTGTCTCAGGAGTGACGTAATTAGAGTTGATTCTAAGTTGTTCATCAACTTCTGCTTGTGTCCAACGTTCTCTAACAAGACTAATTTCAAACAGTCCAGTAGTATCATCTGTTTGAGCAATAAGAACAGCAACACCACCTGTAGTGAATAGAGATCCAGATCCTTTATAGTGCGGAATAAATCTGATTTCTGTAGCAGCACCTGAGATATTGTATTGTGCTGTATCTCCAACATACCTGTCTGTTTGACTCTCGTCTGATGTTCCAGATATTGTTGTAGAACCTGATCCTTGATAACCCAAACGAATAAATGCTTCGTTTGCTCCACCAGATACACCAAAGAGACCTGTTGCTGAGTAGTTGAATGTAACTGTATCCGCAACTCCATTGAATGCGAATAGAGAACCAGTAGCAGCATGTGCTCGTAGAGATCTCTCGACTGTAGATCCAGTGATTGAAATAGATCCAGATCCGTTGTATGCTCTTGCTCTTGGAGTATCTGCTGTACCAGTAATTCTGAAGAGAATAATACTCTCTGATTCGTTGGTAGTCTTGGACTCTGCAGCACCACCTGTGGTGAATAGAGAACCAGAACCAGCAAAGCTTCCAGTAAACTTGGAGACAGATTCTCCAGATAGTTGAATCTGTAAAGTCTCGTCGTCTGCAAATGTAACTTTTTCGTTGATTGCCTGACCAGAGAATGTGGATATAGTTCCACTTCCAATGTGAGGACGAACAACTGCACTGGTACTTTCTCCAGATAATGCAAAGAGACCAGTTGCATCTGGACTGAAGGCAATCCTCTCTTCTGCAAAAGCAACTGCAGCACCACCTTCCAAGAAGTCCATGACTCCTGTTCCAGTGTAATTATCAAGTTGTCTATCGTCTGCCTCTCCACTAAGTGTGATTTGTGCAGTGCTCTCTGGAGGATTGGCGATGAAGGATTCTCCAACAACACCACTGAATCCATAAAGACCAGTTGCTGCTTCATTAAATGTAACGCTCTCTGCAGCACCGCCAACTGTGAATAGAGAACCAGATCCAATCTCTCCATTGCTATGTTTTTCAACAGCAGATCCAGATAGAGTTGTAGATCCAGAACCAACATAACGTTCTGTATGTTTCTCTATAGATTGACCAGTAGCAACGAAGAGGACTGTGCTTTCTGGTGGATTGGTTGTGATAACCTCAACAGCACCACCAGCAGTAAATAGATTTCCAGATCCAATGTATCTGTCTGTTTGTTTCTCAACACCATCACCAGTAACAAATATGGAACCAGAACCAATGTTGTTAGGTGTGAATATAACACGTCCGACTGTACCACCAATAGTGAATTCAGCAACATCACCAACATAACGTTCTGTATGTTTCTCGATTGAGAACCCAGATATACTTGTAGAACCTGATCCGACATAAGGTGCTCGAGTGAATGCCTCATCTTTGGTTCCTCCAAGAGCAAAGAGTGCGATATTCTCTGGAGGATTGCTTGTAACTCTTTCTGCAGCACCACCGAATGTAAAGATATTTCCACCAACAACAGGCATGTACTTGATGTTGAATATAACATCACCACTGAGTGTGATGGTTCCACCCATCTCATCTGCCTGTGCAACTTTCTCGACACATGTACCAGAGAATCCACCGTAGGAACCAGATCCAACATAATCCTTGACGATCGTTGGATCTCCAGTAGTACCAGCAACTGTAAAGAGTGCAGTATCTTCTGGTGGATTTGTAGTGATAGATTCACTAGCACCACTAGCAGTGAACAGATTACCTTCACCATCAAAGTGATATTCAACGCTAAGAGTAGCAAAACCACTCCAAGTGTATTCTGGTGCATCTCCAAGATATGCCTCTGTATGTTTCTCGGAAACTCTTGTTCCAGAGAATCCACCATAAGAACCAGATCCGATGTAAGGTGTTCGGGCAAATGCTTCGTTGCCTGTTCCTTGTAACTGATAGAGTCCTGTAGATTCTTCTACAACACCAACTGCTTCCGCTGCACCGCCTGCAGTAAAGAGGTTTCCAGAACCAGGGTATCTGACTCTGTAGATAAACTCGACTGCACCACCGATTGTGTATAGTCCAGTTGCTTCCTCTGCAACTCCAACCTTCTCGATAAGAGCTTGACCAGAGAACGTAGATAGAGTTCCACCTTGAACAACTGCAATGACTGTAGTAGATTCTGCAACAGTACCAGTTGCATCAAATATAATTGTGCTTTCTGGTATATTTGTAGTCTTGGATTCTGCTGCTCCTCCAGTAGTGAATAGAGATCCAGATCCAACATGATTAACGATGTAGTTGAATTCAACTTGACCGCTGACTGTGTAAAGACCAGTCGCTTCTTGTGTTGCAAATAGAACTCTCTCTGTTATAAATGGAGCAAATGGTTGTCCACCATGTCCACCAACCGTTGTGAAAGAACCAGATCCAATTTCTGTTGCTGGAGTAAAGGATTCTCCTGTAGTTCCACCAACAACAAAGAGTGCAGTATCTTCTGGAGGATTACTTGTGATAGCTTCAGCAGATCCACTTGCAGTGAATAGAGATCCAGATCCAACATAATCATCAGTCTGTCTTTCGACTGCATTTCCAGATAGAGTATACTGAGCAGTATCTCCAGTGTAATCTTGAGTTGCTCTCTCGACTGCAGTACCAGATAGTGTGATAGCAGTTGCAGTACCAATATAACGTTCTGTATGTTTCTCAATACCAACACCAGATACTGTAAAGAGACCTGTTGCTGCTTCGTTGACTGTAACTGTCTCTGCAACTCCACCAGCAGTAAATAGATTTCCAGATCCGATATATCTGTCTGTCTGTTTCTCAACTGCGGTACCTGATCCAGTGAACAGAATGGTACGTTCTGGAGGATTAGTTGTAGTAGATTCGACAAGTCCACCAGCAGTAAATAGATTTCCAGAACCAGTAAATCTGAATGTGAACCTGTAAGTATTACCAATAAATGCAGGTGCTGTAAATAGTTCGATAGTACCAGCACCATCAATCTCACCAAATCTAGCGAAACGTTCAATTGCTGCACCAGAGAATCCACCGTAAGAACCAGAACCAGTATACCTTCTCTCGAATGGAGTAGAAGCTACACCACTTATAGTGTAAGTTCCGTGTGCAGGATCAAGTATATGTGCTAGATTTCCGTCAGCACCGTAATCTTCCTCACCATCTGTGAGTGGATTGGTTATCTGACCTTGATCTTCGTTAGATGTAGCATTAGCATCGACACTTCCATAATCCTCAGATGTGAGTGTATTAGGAAGATCTCTGTCGTATACCCAAGTTCTAGATTCTGCAGCACCACTGAGTGCGTTGAGTGTTCCAGATCCATTGAATGCGTGAGTTCTAAGTATGGCGACAACACCACTGACTGTAAAGAGTCCAGTAGTATCATCTGTCTGCGCAACTGTCTCTGCTGCTCCACCAGCAGTGAATAATGTACCAGAACCAACCCAAGAAGGAAGTCTAACAACATGCGCTGCACCACTGGTTGTATAGGTTCCTTGAGCAGGAGTAATGACTGTATTGAGAATACTACCATTGTCTTCCTCACCCGCAGTAGTAGGAAGATTAATGCTACCGTCATCCTCATTGGTGGTTGATGTAGCAGAAACAAGACCATTGTCTTCCTGAACAAATGGTAATACAAGTTCATCACTGTAATCATAAGTCCTAGACTCTGCTGCACCACCGATAACAGGTAGAGTACCGAAGGCATCATACTTCCAACAGAATCTATATGTGTTACCAATAAATGCAGGAGAAGTAGATAGACTAAACAATCCTGTTGATTCTTCTGCAACTCCAGAAGATTCTGCAGCACCACCAAAGGAGAATAGAGAACCAGAACCAACCTCAGCAAATATAGGTTCAAACTTGACGTGACGTGCTTGCTCTTGTGTCTTCTCATCACCAACTTGAGGGACGAGACCTGTTTCAGGAGTAACATATGAAGCGTTACCAGCAAGAAACTCATCAATCTCTGCCTGAGTAAGAGGATCTCTAGTAAGACTGAGAGTGATTCCACCAGTTGTTCCAGTAACAGTCTGATCATAAAGAACAGTACCATTGCTTTCCTCACCAGCAGATAGAGGATCAACAATGGTTCCGTGATCTACGTCTGGATTAGGCGCAGTTCCAGTAACAAGACCATTATCTACAGATGAGAATACAACAACAGAACTGTCGTTATAGTCGAAGGTGACTTTCTCGACACATCCACCGATACTGAATAGAGATCCAGATCCAACATAATCTCTAGACCTAGAGAATGCAGATGTACCAACAACAGTGAAGAGGTAAGTTGATTCGTAATCAAGGACAAATACCTCTGCTGCACCTGATGCTGTGAATAGAGAACCAGAACCAGTATATCTACGAGTAAATGGAGTCTCAGCAACACCAGTAAGATCAATTGTTCCTGTAAGAGGATATGTGGTAGCAGTATTGATGACTGTACCATTGTTCTCTTCTCCTGCAGTAAGAGGATCGCTGATAAGACCATTGTCTTCCAGAACTGTTGCAGTAGAACTGATAAGACCATTGTCTTCTGTGCTGAATACATCAATAGAGGTTTCGTTGTAATCCCAAGTAACTGCCTCTGCACATCCACTGAGTCCAAATAGAGATCCAGTACCAACATAATCTCTCGTTCTTGGAGTTTGCGCAACACCAACAATATCGAATAGTCCAGTTGCTTCTTCCGCAAATGTAACTTTCTCGACAAGAGCTTGACCAGAGAATGTACTGAATGTACCTCCACCAGTTTCAGGTACAATACTTTTCTCTACAGAGTTGCCGCTTACAACATATGATCCTGTTAGTGGGAACGTTGTAGAAGTATTGACGATCGTTCCGTAAGTAAATTCACCTGCGGTTGTTGTCTCTGCAATCGAACCATCATCAAAGTGATCGGTAAGGTAATTGGTTGGATCAATAACATTACCATAATCATCAGTTGTAACAACATCAATTGAGGTTTCATTGTAATCCCAGGTGACTGCTTCCGCTGCACCATTAAGAGTGAAGAGAGAACCACTACCAATGTAAGGTCTTGTTCTACTGAATGCTGTAGATCCAGATACATTGAATAGACCGAATGCATCATCTGTTTGTGCGACTGCCTCAACAGCACCACCGATTGTGAATAATCCACCAGAACCAATCTGAGAGAAGATAGGTTCAAACTTAACATCTCTTGCTTGTTCCTGTGTTTTGATATCGCCTGCCTGAGGAACGAGTCCTGTCTCAGGAGTAACGTAATCTGGATTACCAGCAAGTATTTCATCAACTTCCTCTTGAGTAAGAGGTTGTCTTGTGTAAGAGAACGTGAAGATAGGTCCAGTTCCACCAGCGTAAGGTTGAACTGTTTGAGTGTATAGGATTGTATTGTAGTCTTCTTCACCAGCAGTGAGAGGATCTGAAACTAAACCACTATCTTCAAAGACTGTTGTTGTAGCAGTGATGTTACCATAATCATCAGAAGTAAATACAACTTGCTCACCATAATCAAATGTGACTTTCTCAACTCCACCACCAACAGAAGGTATGATACCACTACCGATGTAAGGTCTAGTTCTGGCGTATACAGTTGTACCAACAATATCAAACAGTGCAGTTGCTTCCTCTGCAAATGTAACTTTCTCAACCAGAGCTTGACCAGAGAATGTGGATATAGATCCAGATCCAATAAATCTACGAGTAAATGGAGTCTCTGCAACACCGCTAGTAGCAAGTGTACCTGTGAGTGGGTATGTTGTAACAGTATTAACAATAGTACCGTTATTTTCCTCACCATCAGTTAATGGAGAAGCAACAGATCCATTGTCCTCAGTTGTCTGAACTGAGTTAGTAATAAGACCATTGTCTGTAGTAGTAACAACGACAATAGAAGTTTCATTGTAATCCCAAGTTGCAGACTCTGCGGCACCACCAATACTGAACAATCCACCTTCAACAAATGGTGCGTTCCAACAGAACCTATAAGTATTACCGATAAATGCAGGTGCTGTAGATAGACTGAATAGACCAAAGGTATCGTCTGTCTGTGCAACAACTTCGACTGCTCCACCAATAGCAAAGAGAGAACCAGAACCAATCTGTCCAAAGATCGGTTTGAATTGAACATCTCCTGCTTCTTCTTGTGATTTTTCTTGTCCATCAACAGGAACTAAACCTGTCTCAGGTGTAACATAGTCTGGGTTAATATTCAGACGTTCATCAATCTCTGCTTGAGTCCAAGAAGGTCTTTGATAAGCAAATGTAATTCCACCAGTAGTACCTTGTACAGTTTGACTGTAAATAACACTACCAAGATCTTCTATTCCTTCTGTTAATGGATTTGTAATAGATCCATAATCTATATCTGGATTAGGCGCAGTTCCTGTAATCAGACCGTTATCAACAGGTGTAGCAAAAGTGACTATAGAAGATAAGTTATAATCAAATGCTGCTGCCTCTGCTGCACCACCAACAGAAGATAGAGTTCCACTAAAGATTTCACGGAATACAACAGCATCTAAACCAGATCCAGATATATTCGCAGAACCAGATCCAACATAATCATCAGTCTGTTTCTCTATACCCTGACCAACTACAGAGAATAGATAAGTGTCTTCTGGAGGATTAGTTGTAGTAGATTCAGAACCACCACCAACAGCAAAGAGAGAACCAGTAACAGCGGAAACAGTAAATGTATTAAGAATACTACCATTATCATCAATACCCTCAGTAAGTGGATCAATGATCTCACCATGATTAACGATAGATCCACTAGCAGTAATAAGACCGTTATCATCTGTAGTGAATACAACTACTGTGTCTTCGTTGTAATCAAACGTTGCAGACTCTGCTGCACCACCAACTGAGAATAGAGAACCAGATCCAACGTAATCATCAGTTTGTTTTTCTCCAGCAATATCAAAGTGGTATCTTGGAATAGGATATCCAGGATTCCAGAAATAAGTGTTGTATAGGAATGCTTTTCCAAGGCGAAGTTGTGTTGGTCTACGTGTGTGGATATAATATGGTGGTTCCTTTGGTTGACCAAAGAAATTTGTTTGAATAAGCTGCCCTGGGAAGATAGCTGATTCACCTTTCTCTTGAATAATAACTTTTTCAACAGATGTACCTGATACAGAGAAGAGTCCTGTACCAAACTGTCCGAATATTGGTTTATATTGTACGTCTTCTGATTCTTCCTGTGTCTTCTCAACACCAACTTGAGGAACTAATCCTGTTTCTGGAGTAACATACTGTGGGTTGATGGTAAGTTTTTCATCAATCTCTTCTTGTGTCCAAAGACTTCTGACGTAAAATACTCTAGGACCACCAGTACCGCCAAAGACATCTTCACTAAATCCAATATGTCCATGATCAACAGCACCTTGTGGTATACCTTCTGTTGTAGTACCAAAGTCTACATCTGGATTAGGTGCAGATGCTGTAATAAGATCATAATCTTCAGTACTGAAGAGATTAACAGAATCTTGACTCTGATGGAATGTTGCAGTCTCGACTGCACCACCTAGTGAGAATAAAGAACCAGAACCTAACCAAGAATTAGTTTTTCTTTTACCAGCAATATCAAGGCGCTGAACTCCCGTAGGGTAGTTTGGCGTATTTAAGAAATTCTGACGATTTATATAATATGGGAGACTAGGATTAAAGACGGAATTCCAATCAATTGCTCTTCTGTTGTATAGGAATGATCTTCCAAGACGAGGTTGCTTAGGTCTAGCAGTGTGGATATAATATGGTGGTACTGCTGGTTGACCAGAGTATGTGTTTTGACTGGGCGGTACAAAGTCTTGAATAAGCTGCCCTGGGAAATCAGCTGATTCACCTTGTGCTTCAAAACCAGTTGATTCAGCAACTGTACCTGTTACAGCAAAGAGTCCAGAACCTGTTTGTCCGAATGTTGGTTTATATCTTTCAGATACTTCACCACCAATTATATGACTAAATCCAGAACCAACCCATTCATACCTATTGATAGGCATATCAGGGATTCCTGTAGCAGTAGTTCTAGTTTGGTAACGTAAACCAGTTTCTTTACGCTCACCTAATGTAAACTTACCTCTAGCTGCTTCTACTGTTTGTATATCATGAACAGTTCTGCGTCTCTGTCCAAATACTATGGAACCGTAATCTTCCTCTCCCTCGCTGAAAGGTTCTGTAATGCTGCCGCCATCTGGAGTCGGAAAATAAAGAGCTTGACCCAGAATTGCTTTTTGGTTTTGTAGATAACCCTCATGTAAGGGTTCTATAGTTCCATAATCATCATCTGATAATAGTAGATCAGAATCGGTATTATAAGATGCGTTAAATGTTTCTACCGCCGCACCATCAAATGTTGCTCCACCTGAACCCAACCAGAATGCGGAACTGCGTTCCATACCATCAGATATCTCGAATATGGTTCCTGAACCAATCCATATACGTTTGAGTGACTGCCCAGCGACACCAGACGCTGCGATATTACCAGAACCAAGATAACTCGTCCTAGCAAACGCTTCGTTCGTTGTAGAGGTCATAGACGCAACAGCGCCCATAGGTGAAATACTTTGATTTACAATCTCTCCTCTATCTCCATCAATATCACTTTCTGCTAAGA